GGCTATGACTGAAGCTACTAGTTTCGGTTCAAACATAAACGTTTCTGAAGCTGTTGCGGAGAGTAACATAGCTCCTGATTCATTAATGGTAGATATTGAGGCGATTCATGCAATGCCTCATGCTACTAGGAATTATACCCGTTATTCAGAAAGATGTTTAAAGAACAGTGTCCCTGGCTGGACTAAACCATATCCCCGTCCTCTCATAAAGCATCACAATGAGAAAGATGGAGACATAATTGGTAGAGTCGTATCAGCTGAGTACAAAACACGAGATACTTTTTCTAATACCCCAGCGCTTTTGTTAACAGTTAACGTACCTGGTGAACAAGCTAAGGCAGACGTAAAGAACGGTATAAACAGAACTGTTTCTATTGGCGTAATTGCCGAGGACGTTCGTTGTTCTATTTGCGGGAAGCAGATTGAACTAGACGATGAAGGTAACGTGATTAGCTGTGAACATCAGCGTGGGCATGTGTACGGCAAAGAAACTGCGTATTGGGATATCCATTCAATGGAACCTAAAGAAGTGTCTTACGTTATTGTACCGAGTGACATGTTCGCTGGAAATGTTCGCAGTTACCCAGCGATAAAGGCGGCCCCGCCAAAGGTAACTGAGAGTTTCGATAGTAATATCGAAAATATAAACACTACAGGAAAAGGAGAGTCAGACAATATGGATATCAAGGAAATGGAAGCAAAAGTCCAAGCTGCTGAGAAAAAAGCTACTGACCTTGAGGCTGGACTGAAAGCCATGACCGAGTCCAAGGGCGCTCTTGATGCCAAAGTGAAGGAATTGACCGACGCTGCGGCAGAGTCAACGAAGAAAATCGAAGCTACTGAGAAAGCTAATGCTGAACTTACTGCTAAGATTGAGGCGTTGGAGGCCGCAAAGGCTGAGCTTGAGACAAAAGTCAACGACATGGCTGAAGCCGCGAAGGCTCAGGAAGAGAAATCAGCTGAGGAACTGAAGATGAAGGAAGGCCTTGAGGCTGAACTTTCTAGCACGAAAGTTGCCCTAAAGGAAAGCCTTATCGACAATCTTCAGGCACTTCGTAAGCTGACTGGTAAGGGTGAACTTGATGCCGATAAGCTTAAGAATCGTGAGGAATCTTCAATTCGTGATTCTATTGACGACCTGAAGCTTGAGATGGCAGAATCTAGTTCTGAGTCTAATTCCGTAGACCTTCCCGCTCCAGGCTCCGTACAGAATCCTTCAATGACTGAAGAAGCAGGCGAAACACCTGAAGGCAAGTCTATGAAAGAAAGTGCGGACACTGGTAATGTTGATTTGAAGGCTGGCCTGGAGAATATCTTCATGGCAGTCGCCAGAGCTCACCGTTAACCGATGAGTAAAATTATATAAGGAGTGAATGATAGATGGCATTGCTACCTGGAAATTACAGCACCCAAGAGTCCCTCCAGCCTGGCGCACGTGGCGAAATGTTCGACGGCAGTGGCTTTCCTGGATATAGAGACGAAACAGAAGGGCGCATTAATCGTACAGCTAACCGCATGAACGTTTCCGCTCATGATACCCCTAACGTGAAGTTCGAGTTTGACTACAGACTCCCTGTTCTCTTCCGTTATGGCTGGGCGGTTGGCTTCAATCAGATTGTTATTCCGAAGGGACGTATCGTTGCGGCTGACCCGCACATGGACCTTGTGGATTTCGAATCTCGTAAACAGTTCAATACTCTTACCTTGGCAAACGGCGGTGTTCCTGTTCGTCTTCGTAAGGCTACGGATGTGTATCCGACCTTTACGGGCGCTCTTACCGATATCGTGAAGCCGAGTTCTCAGGGACAGCCCATGCAGAACGTTGGTAAAGAGTGGACTCCGCTCGTTAAAGACGCTTACGAGAAGGATGCTTATCGTCCGTTCGCAGGCGGCACGAAGACCTCTGCTGAGATGCTGAGTGAAGCTGGTTACACAGTTAACGCTGAGACTGGCCGCATTCAGAAGGATGGCGTGGACGCTAACGACGTTCGTCCTGGCAACCTACCTCTCGGCATGCTCGAGCGCAATGAATATACTCGTGATGACGATGCGTTCAACGGTATCATGCCTGGACCGATTCTCACCGATGCGATTGTTGAGTATCCTTGGTTCGCGTATAAGGATAAGGCTGAGGAGAATCCCTGGGGTTCTGCCTATGGCGCACTCTTCATCGGTGCTCAGGTTAAGTCCGATGAAAACGGCCGTATCACGATTTCTCCCCTTTCCTTCCCCGAGAAGGTTAAGGAAATGTCCATATTTGAGTACGAAATGGAACGTCAGCAGGTTGTTGGCCAGGTTTACGGCGTGAACCACGAAATCGTTCCTGAGGGTGCTCCGAAGTGGGCTATGTGGGCTCTTGAAGACAGACTCAATTACGAGGGCTTCAATCCTGCACTTTATGCCAAGAACAACCGTCGTGGTGAAGATGCAGTAAGTTCTACTGCGTACTTCTCTACTGGCAAGTATCCTGGCTATCCGTACGATAAGAACTATCTGAACCATGACCTTCACATGCTCGCAAGCACTGGACGTGGTGACAATTACGACCCACGCATGAACTTCGAGTATCGTTATAGCGATATGGGCATTCCTGGCCTGACCGATGGCTACAATGCCGTTAAGAAGGAAATCAGCGACCAGAAGGTTGGTATGATTCATCATGCTGGCGATAAGGAATACGTTGAGATGTTCTTCCGTACAATCGACCTCGGACAGTTCATCGAGGTTGGTAGCCTCCAGATTAAGGTTGGTGCTGGCAGCAGCTATGCTCCTCTCGTAAAGGATGCTAAGATTGCTTGCAATGGTACCGCTGGTATCTTCAACGTCAAGTACGTCAGCGAACTTCAGGGCATTTTCGTTCTCGAAGTTGTTGACAAGGCTACTGCTGATACTGCTCTTGAAGCAGCTGGTGGTTCCGTTGAGGTGTTCGTGAAGTACGAGCGTCGCGGTGAGTCTGGCGTTCCGACCTTCATGGATTGGGATGGCATCTGTGGTTCTGTGAAGATTCTCTTCCAGAAGTAATGAACTGTTCTGTGGGAGGGAGAGACAAAGACTCTCCTCCCATTAAATACGATAATAGAGGAGGAACAAATACATGGGAATCTATATGACTGAGGCCCTTCAGAATATCGAGACCTTGCGTAAGGCTGCTCTTGCTCAGCAGGAAGCTTACGACAATGGTAAGTCCGAGGAGAAGCCCAAGGTGTCCCCGCAGACTTTTGATATGATGGAGAAAATGGTCCGCAATATCAGCGGTGACTTTAGCAAAGGCCGTGCAAGCATTCGTGAGACAATCACGAGCACCGATACGGTGTCTCTGATTCCTCGCGTTATTGAAGGTCAGCTCCGTGAGGCTGCTGAGCCTGAATATCTCGCAACTCGCTTCATGAACGTTATCAACGTCGAGGGCGGCAACAACTCTACAGTTTACGTCGTTCCTATCGTTGGCGAAGTAACGGCTCATGAGGTCGGTGAAGATGGACGTTACAACGAGGATACCCCTGAGTTCAATACTCTTGAGAACGCACAACTCGAAGTGCGCGTCAAGAAGATTGGTCTCAAGGTGCGTATCACCGAAGAAGCAATTTCTGATTCTTCTTGGGACATCCTCGGCATTAACATCCGCAAGATGGGCACTGCAATGGCTCGTTATAAAGAAGAGTGGTGCTTCAATAGCTTCTCTAACCACGGCACTACGGTTTTCGATAACGACATTCGTGCTCAGATGCCTGAGGCAGGTACCACTGGTCGCGCAGAGGACGGCTCTTTCAATGACACTATGACCATTGAAGACTTCCTTGACCTCGTTCTTGCCATGATGGCAAATGACATGACCCCGACCGATATCATCATGCATCCGCTTGCTTGGGTTATCTTCGCACGCAACAGTATGATTGGTAACGGCCTGTCCTACGGCGCATTTGGTGGCCAGCAGGTTCATCCTTGGGGAGCTACTCAGGGTACTCCTGGTTTTGCAGGTCTTTCTGCTGAAGAGGGCCCACAGCGTCTTATCATGAGTCCTGACCAGGTTCAGGGTCGTCTGCCGATGCCGATGACTGTGTCCTTCAGCCCGTTCGTTCACTTCGACAAAGTTGCGAAGAAGTTCGACATGTACTGCTTGGACCGTGCAAACGTCGGTGTTATCGTTCAGAAGGAAGCCCTTTCCACTGACAACTGGCAAGACCCCGAGCGTGACACGCGCATGCTGAAGGTTAAGGAACGCTACGGCGTTGGTATCTTGAGCAACGGTCGCGGTATCACGGTAGCGAAGAACATTGCAGTTGCTCCGACCTATCCTGTTCCGCCTCGTGTCCAGATTGATACTGGCCTGATTGCGGCAAACCCTGGTGACGGCAACGTAGTTACTCCGTAACTCATTAGTTCTCGTAACCGAAGATAAATATAAACGGGCGGCTGTTTTTCGGTCGTCCGTTTTTTATCTAAGGTCTGTATATACATGAGGAGGAATAAAGAAATTGGCTACGAAACAAGTTATTGCAAAGGTGAAGTTGAATCCTGGCAAGGGCGGTTATTTTGACCCGATTACTAGAATTCATTTAACTCACGGGGACGCTGAGAAGCCTGTATTCGCTGGTATGAATACTACTAATCTTCGTAAGGCGGTACGTGATAAGAGGATTACGATTACGAGTGGTTCCCTTGGTGAGTTCACTCCACCGTTTAAACTCGTAAAAACTGCGGATGGCAAGGTCGTGCTTACACAAAATAACGGGAAGGTTAACGCTGGAAAGGAAGCTAAAAAAGAGGTTCCTAAAGAGACTAAAGAAAAAGAGCCTGTAGTTGAGAAGCCTGTAATTGAAGAGCCTCAGCCAGCTCCTGAACCTGAACCAGTAGTAGAAGAACCAGTCGCTGAGGAACCCGTAATTGAGGAGTCCGTTGAGGAGACTGAAGAAGCTGAAGAGGTTGAAGCTCCTGTTGAAGAAAAGCCCTCCAAGAAAGGCAAGAAGAGGAGAGGCAAGAAATCAGCGGAGGATGCTTCTGCTGAGTAAGGAGTGAGAAACCATGGCATATATAAAATTTTGTGTCGTGGCAGTTGAAACTGACCTAAAGGAAAGCAGTATCTACATTCACTTCAATAAACAGGTGGATACAGATACAGTTAATGCTAGTAACATAACTGTTGCTTTACGAGACAATACAGTTTCGACTCTCTCATACTTTGACCTTGTCGTATCTGATGACCTTAAGACTATCACGATTAAGTTTAAGGATACTCCAGCAGTAAACTCAGACTACGTGATAGTTATTCAGAATACGCTTGTTGACCTTGAGGGAAATCAACTTGATAAGAGTCTTTTTAGAAGTGTCGTATTCAAAAGTACGGTAACTAGTGACATATCTCTTGTATCTCCAGCTAATTTTGAAATTCTCAATACGAAGAAGTTCGTTTGGACTGAAGAAGGAGATTCTCCTGTTAATTCGTATAGGATTCAAATTAGTGACGATACTGGATTTCACAATTTGCTAATTGATAGCATTGTCGTTGGACAAAATGACGTTACCTTTGGTAAGGAACTTCGCAATGGTCAGTACTATTATCGTATTCGTGCTGAATTAGGTGATGACTACGGTACTTGGTCTGAAATAAGGACTTTTCTGATTCAGTCTGATTCAGAATACGAAGAGGAACCTATTGCCGAAGATAGCACAGTCGAAACAGAAATAGGTGAGCCAACGTTCGAAAATCTCGTAACGGAAGAAAGGGTTGACCTAATAAGACTCATAGAGGGTCCAAAGAGCGGAGTTACTCCGTCATCGTTCAGTTTCTTGTTTGACGAGGACATAGATATTAGCAATATAAAAGTATCAATAGTAAGGAGTGATTTCTAATGGCGTTCGAAAAAGTAGAAGCAGTCGTAACTGCAGACGGAAACGTCTTGGAAATTACTCCTTCTGAGATACTGAACAGTTCCACGTACACTATAAAGATATCTGGAATCAAGAGCGCGGATGGTTTAAAATCATTTCCTGAACAAACATTTAGGATAACGACTGCGGTCAGTCCGATGTACTGTACTTTAGATAGTCTTAAGTCTGTTACGGGAACGTTTGGTATAGATGACCAAACAATGATGACGTATATCAGAGAGGCCAGCGAATTCGCCGACTTTATTGCCACAGCAACGAGTACGAAGACTAGCGGAACTACTCTTCTATTCGCAAAGGGAGAACTAACAAAGGTAAAGGCTACGATAGATTGCCTTACTAATAATTTTGTTAGTGGTTCTTTTATGACTGGTGGCAATAGATACAAGTTGGGCGAAGACGAAATTGAGGAAGGTAATCGTGCCGCGGCGTTTAAGAATCTCTTAGATTGGCTTAAGTGGTTGCTCAAGTACTGGGAGGACGCAGTTCGTGGCTACCTGAATCCC